TTACTGATACAAATCCAAGTTTTACATCCGGTCCAATTGGTCAAAGAATTGTACAGGCTGCAACATTGGATATTGGTATAATGGAAACTGGTACTAAAGCTAATAATGGTGCTGGTAAAAATTATGGCGGTGGTAAGGTTAATGGTGTTAATGGAGAATTACCACCGGGTCAATATGGTAGAATCGATGCTATGATGAAATTAGCAGGTTTGGATAATCCGGCTAAAGTTCAAGCAAGCGGAGAGGGATACTATTGGTGTGCTGGTGCGGTTACGGCTTGGTGGAAATCCGCAGGATTAAAAACTCCACCAGGATCAGCGGGATGTACTAATTGGGCTGCTTGGGCTAAGAAAAATGGAGTGTACTCAAAAGTACCAGCGGTTGGAGCTGCTGTATTATATGGAACTCCTGAACATCATATAGGTATTGTTGCTGCGGTTGTAGATGGCAAAATAATTACTATCGAAGGAAATACAGGCGGAGGGGGATTTAATAGAAATGGATGTGGTTGCTTTAAGAAACAAGTAAATCCAAGTAGAGTTAGTGGATATGTTTTGCCTGATGAAAAATTACTTCAAAAATAAAAAAATATGTCACAATTATCTCCAACAAAAAATACATCTTTAATAGTTGATGATTTTATCAATTATGCAAATGCACATTTGGCATCAGTAGTTGGTATAGTTAATACAGTATCTTTATATCCACCATTAGGTACTCCTGCGCCAGGTGTTGTAAATTGGACCGGTTATAGTGTAGACCCAGCCCAACCAACAGGTACAGCTGAAGACCAAGAAATAGAAGAAGGTGATGATACCCCAATTGTAGAAGGAAAAGCCGTAACGGAGCATGAAAAAGAAAATAATGTAATTATTACAGCTGACCAAACTTTAGCATCGGTATCCGAACAAACTGTAGTTGCTGAATTCAGCGAATATACAGAGAGTCCAGTACCAGCTCCAGATCCTGGTGCATTTGAAAGACCAAGATTCAAACCAAAACCAAGTCCTGTAATATTTGGACAGCAAAGTGCAGATGGGACAGTCCCACAAGCAATAGCAGAAGGACCTCCACCAAAAATATATGGAAATGTAGGAGCAACAAAAGTACCAGCCCCACCTATATTTAATGGTAAGTATCCAAATGGATATATTGCATTGGAAGCTATGACTGCTATTGAAAATGGAGGTAATTATAGATACAAAGGTAAATACTTACTACATCCAGAAGCAGCTATACAATATTTCAAATTAAAAAAACAAGCAAAAACAGAAGGTGTTACTTGGACAATAACATCTGCTTACAGAAGTGTAGAACATCAACAATCATTAGGAACTGGTTCAACGATAGCAAAGCCCGGTGGTTCACCACATGGTTGGGGAATTGCAATTGATTTTTCTGAACTATATAGGCAAGTAGGTGGAAGTGGAAACCCAGCTATTAATAAAGCAGGTAGAGAAAAATCATCTTTATATAGGTGGTTATCTAATAATGGACCTAAATATGGATGGTACAATCCAGCAAGATTAGCTGATGGTGGTGGTGTTGATGAAATGTGGCACTGGGAATATTGGGGATTCTATGTAGCCAAAGTTTAATAAATCCCAAAAATACTTAATTCAAATATTTATAAACATAACAAATAATAAAGTATGAATACGGACAAATTATTAAAAGCCATCCAAATTCTTATTAAAGAGGAACTTAAAGAGCAATTACCTGCTTTAATCAATGAAGGTGTGAAGGCTGAGATGAAAAAAATGTTAGCAGAGGGTAAACAACCTGCTAAACCAAAAACTACTGGATTATCGATGGCTAAAGCTATGTTAGATGATGAGCTTATTGAAGAATCGGTATCTACCAAAGTAGTACCACAAAAACAATTCAGTAAAAACCCAATGATTAACCAAATCCTTAATGAAACACGTGGTGGAATTCCACAAGGAGATGGAGGATTCAGAACAATGAGTTTTGGGCAAGGTGATATGGGTTCTATTGTAGGTAAAACTGCAATTGCTGAAAAAATGGGTTATGGTGATTTAGCGAAAGGACCATCTCCAACAGGATTGGGTGTAAATACCGGAGTACCTGAATTGGATAAAGCATTGAACAGAGATTATTCAGAACTTGTAAAAAGATTTAAGAAATAATGGCAATTATATTAGGTACTAGACTGGTAAAAGATACGGAAACGTATAATGACTATGCAATAGGTATAACTTTACCAATTCAAATATCTAATACTGCTTTTAATCAATCGTTTACTACAATAGAACAACTTAGTTCTAATATAAAAAATTTGTTACTTACTAAAAGAGGTGAACGGCTTATGCATCCGGATTTTGGAAGCGGTCTTCAAGAGATTTTATTTGAACCTGAAACGGATGAAATAGAAACCAAAATAGAAGAAGCTATTATTGGTTCTATGGGCAAGTGGTTACCTTATGTTAATATAGAACAAATTGATATAGATACAAGCGATTCTCTAAAAGATGCAAATACTGTAAATGTATCTCTTACATTTTCAATAGCAGGAGCATCTGAATTGAATACAGTAACTTTTAATGTTTCAGCTGGATAATACTAAATAAAAATGGCAATACAAACTACAAATAAAATTTTTAAGAATAAGGGAAAGGATATAAATTATCTTAATAAAGACTTTGTTGCTTTCCGTGATAATCTTATTGAATTTGCAAAAACATATTTTCCAAAATCATATAGTGATTTTAATGAAACATCACCTGGTATGATGTTTATAGAAATGGCATCATATATTGGTGATGTTTTATCTTATTATGTAGATGATACATTAAAAGAATCTATGATGGTTTATGCAGAAGATTCTGCAAATGTATTGGCATTATCTCAATATTTGGGTTACAAACCAAAAGTAACAGCACCAGCAGTAGTAACGTTATCAGTATATCAATTAGTACCATCGATAGGAAGTGGTGTTAATAATAAACCTGATGAAAAATATTATTTAAGAATAAAAGAGGGAATGACGGTTGAGGCCAATATACCTGATGTAATATTCCGAACAACAGATGTTGTTGATTTTTCTGATAGTGAAAATAGAGAGATAATGGTATATCAAACTGATTCCATTACTGGAGAGCCTGTATTTTATTTAGTTAAAAAATATATACAAGCAATATCAGCTATTCAGATTGAAAATACATATACATTTGGAACATATACTCCATTTCAAACAATAGAGTTGTTAGATACAAACGTTATACAAATTGTTGATGTTAGGGATTCTAATAATAATAAGTGGTACGAAGTTCCATACTTAGCACAAGAAATGGTTTTTATCGATAACCCAAACACAGAAGCTAACGATCCTGATTTGTATCAATTCAAAACAACTGTACCATATATTCTAAAAACATTAAAGACTCCAAGACGATTTGTAACAAAAGTTAATTCTGATAGTACAACTACAATTCAATTTGGTGCTGGAGATGCAACCGCATCCGATGAACAATTGATTCCAAATCTTAAAAATGTTGGATTAGGATTACCTAATTCTATTAGTAGATTGGAAGAATCATTTGACCCAACAAACTTCTTAAAAACAAAAACATACGGAACATCTCCTGCAAATACATCTATTACAATAAAATATTTAGTAGGTGGTGGTGTTACTTCTAATGTACCAAAAGGAACTTTAATAAAAATCGTAGGATTTGAATTAGATAATGATACTGGTACATTTACACAATCTCAATTATCTGCATTTGATTCTGTTAGGAGTTCATTAGCAGTTGATAATGAAGCAGCTGCAGCTGGTGGGCGTGGTGGTGAAACCATAGAAGAAATAAGACAAAACGCTTTAGCAAACTTTGGTTCACAAAATAGAGCAGTAACTGCAAAAGATTATCAAGTAAGAGTTTTATCACTTCCATCCAAATATGGTGGTATTGCTAAAGCATATGCAACCGCCGATGGTACGTTAGATAATAATTCACCATCATCAATATTAGCATCTCCAAATAATTTGCAAGAATTTACTGATTTGGTTATGTCATTTGTAAATAAACCTGATAGTGAAGAACCAACTCAACAAACAGTACAAGAAGAAATAAGAAATTTTTTAGTTGGAAAAACTTCAAATGATAATGAAAAAAATAATCCATTTGCTATAAACTTATATTTGCTTGGATATGATACAAATAATAATCTTACACCTATTAATAGAGCTGTTAAAGAAAATTTGAAAACATATTTGAATGAATATAAGATTTTAACAGATGGTGTTAATGTAATTGATGGGTTTGTAATAAATATTGGTTTGAAGATATTTTTCAATAGATAATTGGACATTCAATCAAACAATTAATTTGAGTGAAGTAGAATTATTAATATCTAATGTAGAGGGTGTATCATCCGTACCTATGTTAGAAGTAACTAATAAATGTGGTGGCAATTATGCACCAAATTCATATAATATAACAGCGGCAACTAAAGGTAAGATAGTATATCCATCTTTAGACCCTTCGGTTTTTGAAATTAAATTTCCGGATTCGGATATAAGAGGGAGGGTAAAATAATATGTATAATTTTATAACAGCATCAAAAGATGCATCAATATATTTACAACAACCAAATCAAAATACTGGTTTAGACGAGATATTAGAAGTTAGTAAAGTATATTATGGTAGTGTTAGGGATTATTCAAGAGCATTAATAAGATTTGATTTATCTTACTTATCACAATCAATTGTAGATGGTAACGCTAAATTAGATGAAGTTACTCTTGTTATGAGAGAAACTCAAAGCGAAGAAATCCCATTAGAATATACATTATATGCACATGCGGTATCTGGTAGTTGGGATATGGGTATTGGTACTAGATTTGATGAAATATCAACGGCTGGAGTTACTTGGAGATATAGAGAAGGTGATAGTAAAAAGCTTTGGCTGGGTGATGTTACGACTGATGGAATACTACCTAATTTAGCTCCAGGTTCAACTGGCTCATATGATGGTAGAGGTGGAGTTTGGTACTCCGCATATACAGCTCAACAAGAGTTCTCATATACAACAGCTGATATCCATATGGATGTTAAAAACATAGTTCAAAGTTGGGTAAGTGGTTCTATAAAAAATGATGGATTTATAATAAAGTTCCCAACGATAAAAGAAACAGATACCAAAGATTATGGTATTGTTAAATTGTTTAGTAAAGAAACTCACACTATATATCAGCCAAAAATTAGAATTGGATGGGATGACCAAATATTTAACACAGGTTCTTTATCAGCATTAGTTGATGAAAATATTAAAGTTGGTATTACTAACTTTAAGAAAGAATATAAATTAGGTACACAACCTAAACTTAGAGTATTTGGTAGGGAATTATATCCGTTGAAAACTTTTGTAAATCAATTTTCATATAAAACAAAAAAATATTTACCGGAAACAACATATTATCAAATTAAAGATTTTAATTCTAATGATATTATAATTCCATTCGGAGAATATTCTAAAGTTAGTTGTGATGCTGATGGTAATTATATAAAGTTAGATTTACGAAATTGGGAAACTAATAGAGTATATAAAATAGAATTTAAGATTGATATAGATGGCTCTATTCAATACTTTGATGATGATATCACTT